AGGTATCCAATCGTACCAGCAGTGAAGACTCTGACCGCCACTATCGACTATCATTTTAAGTGGGCAGATTGATTCGAGGGCAAGTGCCGGTCCAATCTGATCAGCCTTCGTCCAAGTCGGATCATCGATTTCGTGGACTAAGTACATTCGCTCACCCGCATTCTCTTTTTGCCGAGGACCGATATCCTTGAATGGATTGTAGCTGATAAATTCCATCTGCCCTACCCCTTGGGATATTCCCCAATCGCCCGCTGACTTAATCATGGTATTAAATTTATCCGCTTGGATATTTATCCATTGGTCAGGCTTGAACAGCTTGGAAACCGCCTCCTCGGCATTCAAAGGAATGGCGGCGGAGCGGAGCTGTAGCATTTCGAGATCCTCGGGTTTACCTTTTGCATTAGATGAGATTCCGGTATCAATTGATACTCTCTTAGTCGGGCTGATAATCTTCTCGCCGGAAAGGATTTGGTATGCACCGGTTAATGCATTTCGGATCTCATTTGGCTGGAGTGGTCGGCGGGTAAATTCCTTGGCTACCTCGATGCAATAATCGTGGGCTTTTTCGAAGTCCGATTGGTGCATTGCGGCACGGAGGGTAAGGCGGGCAATAAATGTGTGGTGGCCAAAGTCTCCTTGGGGGAGCCTGTCAAAGAACTCCGCCATGTTCGCTGATAGGATAGCCATTTACTCGGAACCCTCGCCCTCTATAAACTGGGCAATGTATTCAGTAAGCTTACCTATCGCCTCGGTCTCAATTCGCCTTAAAGTACGCCTTGGTATCCCTGTCTTTTCGGCCAGTTCGGACTGGGTAAAACCTTGATGGTCCTCGGGAATGCTAAGAAGCATATTCTTCAGCTTGGCATCGGTTGCCATTTGCTTGGCGATTTGACTATCGTCCGTCCCCATCGACACTAACCCACCTATCTATCATTCCCTTTGGAAGTCCCGCCTCGCTAACATGGTGATCATTTTCATCCGGCTCATATCCTTTGCGAGAGATGTGAACTATTTCCGTAAGCACTTCGTGGGTACATCCCCATCTTCGGATCGCCCATGCTTCGTTGGGGAATCGGATATCATCAAATACGATGGTCCGCTTGCCGATGTAAGGCAGAGCCGCTTTATAAGCCAAGTCTACCCATATATTAGCATACCCAGCAGAACCCTCACGACCCCATGTCGTACCAAGTTCTTGTAATAGTCTCCTCGCATTGATTCCATCAGGAAAACTAGGAATTGGTTCTTCCTTAAAATGCAGATACTTTTCCCCCGGCAGAATGACTTTAAGCATTTCTTTTATTGGAGTGGCGAAGGATAGGGTTACCGCATCGACAATAGATTTAGCATATGTCGATTTGCCTACCATTTTTGGACCTGTTAGCCCGATAATTTTATTGGTCATGTAGTGATGAATAGTGATGTTATTATTGTTAAAATGAAGGCGGCCACGATGTAGAATAATACGAGGACTGTAGTGATGAATAATCCGATTAAGCCGATTGAGCGGAGGAGTTTCATCAGTAGTGCGTTTTAATTTCCCCCTCTGCCGCCAAGGGTAGTCCTGGCATATAAAGAGGTTCTTCGGTTAGTAGTTTGATCATTAAATCGAGTGCCGCCTGTCCCTCCGATTCGGCAACTTCAACAGTTACGGAATCGTGGACATGAAGGACAACGGGGAGTCCAGCCGCCTCAATCTTGAGGAGAGAATCTGCCATCAGCTCTCTCGCTGTTGCCTGAACGAGGTTCTCTAAAAGTAATCCGCCATACAGCTTCATCCGCCCTTGCCCTCGTACCTTCTGACCAGTCAACTCTCGGCCATCATCCTTTACATCGAAATAACGGATCGGCTTCCCTGACTTACAGATCATCGTGGCACACTCGGGAGTCTGCCTTGCCTCCTCTCGGATGTGGTCCTCGCACTTCTTCCAAAGCTCGACAATCTTAGGATTCTGATTACGGAAATCTTTGACCTGTTTTCGGCTCTCAGCATCGGTCATATTTAATTTACCGCCGGTAAGGGCTTGTGCCACTTGACCGAATTTCTTCGGACCACATCCGTAGCCCAAACCCAACACACGGGCTTTGCAGAGATGACGGAGTTCGGGGGCTAAGTCCTTCATCGGTTCATCCTCGTTATAGAGTCCAGTTGCACGGCCATGTGCCTCGTAAAGATCAATCCCGCCTCTGACTAGCCCAAGGAAATCGAAGTCCCCACAGAGGTACGCTAAAACGCGCGGTTCGATTTGTGAGAGATCCGCAGAGACCATTACCCTACCCTTACCAGGTGTAAGACATTTCTTAGCCGAAGTTCCCTCAACCTCGTCCCGAGGAATGCCTTGAAAGTTTAATCCACCCGCACCACTCCATCGACCGGTATGCGGAGCACCGCAGTATTTCAATCGAGTGGAAACTCGATGGTCGGGGCGGACTCGTAAGATCATAGATATATATGTCTGCCTCGCTTTGTTGGCTTTTCTCCACCTTGTCATCGCTTCCAAGATCGGAGCGTATTGCGGATTCTTAGCCTTCCATAAAAGTAATTCCGAATCTCCCTCCTGAGTAGACTTCGGAGGTTCGACATTTTGCATTTTTAAATAGGCGGCCATTGCAACTGTCGAAGTTGGCTCACCTCCTCCTGGTCCAACCCAAGGCAGAAAGGTTTCGACCTCCTTCATAATCGCCTCAGTCTTATTTATATATTCTTGGCAAAGTTTCTGATCGATTGCCATCCCTCGGCTTGCCGTCCTTCGAGTAAATGCGGACAGTAGAAATTCTTTCTCGGGGAAGGATGTTTTCAGTTCATTATATATCCGAATACACGCTCGGCTATCACCCAGTGCATACTGCTTAAACGATTCATTTCCGAGAATCTCTTCGGGGCGAAGTCCGCTCATTTCATTGCGGGCATCCTTATTTAACTCCTCGCCAAATAATTCCTTATGGCATCCCGCCAATGACCTCGGCAACTGATGCCAGCTTGCCATATCCGCCGTACAAATCCATTCTTTTGGAGTAAACTGTGGCATCTGACCCCTCGCCATTGCCATCCGACAGCATACCGAATCAAACTCAGCATTATGAGCGCAGATGGATTGTCCGTTTAAGCGGTCCACCGGTAAATCCCTTGGATCGCCAACCCACTCAAATCCATCATCGGCTACCAAGGAAACTATGGTTACCCGAAAGTCGGGGTGCTTGACATAGCGGTCGAGTCCCATCGTGGCCACCGAGTACTGCTTGGACCAAACTGTTTCCACATCGAGGGCGATCAATTCCGATCCTCCTTTAAAATAGTTTCTGCGGACATGACCGCATTCTGCAAAGTCGGATATTCCAGCTCGGGAAGGTCGGGAGTATCCAGCTTGACCCGCCAGTTCATTTTGTCGGTGTCCAGTATTACATCCGCTTGGCGGCTTCCCACCTTTACGACTACCTTCTCTCCCCGAGGTAATCCTCTGCCCATTTTATATATTGTTTTCATTAAGTACCTTTCCAATCTGTTTCCCTATCCACTCAGCCACATTGACAGTAACTGCATTTCCCATCTGTTTATATCGTGGACCATCTGCCTGTTTGACCACCTTACCGGTAGCCTTCCACTCGTTCCCCTCAAGGATCAGTTCCATCTTTTCGGCTGTCCAATTATCGGGGAATCCTTGGAGCCTCTCGCATTCGATTGGAGTGAGTCGGCGGACGGTTAAATTCTGCTGATAACCAATAGTCGCATTACTGCCCAAAGCGGGTGTATGCTCCTCGCTGTGGATCGGGTCTTGCGAGGGATGAAATGCCACCCCCACGCCTTCCCTGCCTTGAACAGGTATGTAATGCCCACTACACGCAGACTGGAGGTTAGGTCCACGCTCATCGCAGTCCAGTGAACCTACAACCACATGGGGCGAGTTGTCGTTATGGTTTTTCTTTAATGTGCCTGACAGTTCAACCTCGGGCTTTTGCCCGAATCCTCTTGTAATATCGGATGGTGCAAAGGACATAGATTTCTTGTCCTCATAAGCTACCCCATGCTTGTCCAATCCATTAAGGGTAAAGGATACATCCTTATCTACTCCTAAACCATTACCACTCTGCGAAGTCTCTCCACCGCCTTGGAGGCAGTAGGTTTCTTTCTGCTCGATAATTGCCTTCCCCTCCTTCACCCATTGGTTCGATCCAATCTTATCATTATCCTTCGCACATAGCGTGGCCATTAGGTCAGGATCACTTCCTGTGGATTGGGCTTGAATTATCGCTTTATTCTCATGCAAATTATCAGTTGATAAGCCTTTGTAATCCCTAGCACATAAACAACCCACTACCCCATCGCCACCCTCTCCAACGCTTTCTGTAGCATCTCCGGCAGTTCCTTTCCCCGCTTCTCTGCTCGGCGGAGGATGCCCTGGCAGGCTCTCGGTGATAGCGAGTATTTCGTCAACGGATTCGCCTCCAAAATCTGAGACAATGAACACGCGCTTCCGTCTTTGGGCCACACCGAAATACTGGCTGTCGAGTAACCGCCATCCTGTTTCACAAGCCCCGCAGTCGAGTAGCTCTCGGATGCACCTTGCAAGTGCGAGACCATCATCTGCGGAGAACAATCCTCCGACATTTTCTGCCACGGCAAAGCGTAGCCCGCATCCTCGGGCGATAAGCTCCCGAATAAGTCTTGTTGATTCAAAAAATAATCCGCTTCGTTTTCCATCTAATCCCTTTCTTTTACCGGCCACGCTCAAGTCCTGGCATGGAAATCCGTATGTTATAAAATCCGCATCGGGCAGATCATCCGCCGATACTTTTGATACATCGCAGAACAGGGGAACATTCGGCCATCTG